GGAAGAATTGTGTGGCTGAATTCTAATGCGCAAACTAACTGTAAGAAATACTTTAAAATTATTGCCATTAATGGTAAAAAGACAGTTAAACAATGTGTAGACGATGGCACTCTCAAACCTGGGGATGTTATTACCTATGTTGGGATGACGCATACCAATGCATACTTAGGTAGCAACAAGTCATTTGATAGCGGTCATTTTTATTGTACTGGCAGTGGCGAGGGAGCCATCTATAAGAAATGGGTTGGCAGTCTCGCACATAGTAACAAGAAAGTTGCTTATATTCTCCGACTCAAAGATCAACCGAAGAAACAAACGACTACTGTTGTAGCTGAAAAGACTTCAGATACTTCTAAACCGCAAGCGTATCGTGTGCGTGTTGGCATCTATTCAATCCCAGCAAATGCCCAAATTCTTCAGCAACGTATCAAGATTAAGCTGAACCTTGATTGCTTTACAGAAGTTGTTGGCGGTCAAACATTTGTGTATTGTGGAAGTTATTCTTCCAAAGCTAATGCAGAAGCACGTTCAAAGCTGTTGAATCAGAATGGCTTTGACACGGCGATAATTACTGTATAATTATTTTATAATTACGTTTCATAACTCAGTTACTCGGCAAACTGAGTTGACTATATAATTACCATATTTTTTTTATTACGGGGTAGTTCTCACTTTGGGGCTACCCCATTTTTTACCGCTTGGTTTAATAAATTATAAAAAATAAAACACATAATTATGTCTCAAATAGTTTGGAACATAATTATATGCTTTATTCAACACACATCCAAGGACTCCTTATGCCCTTTTATCAATTTTTATCAAAGTACCGAATTTTTTATCATCGAACTTTGTCCACGAATCCCACTATTTATGGGGAAAACGTGTGCTAGAGGATTCGAACCCCCGACCTTCTGGAATTCGATTAATGAAGAATCCGCATAAAATCAATGTTTATTCTGTGTAAAGGTAAATATTTATCAGTTTTTTATCAATTTTTACGCACTTGCACCACAACTATTCATATGTTGGTTGACATTGGTAATGATTTGCATTTTTTCATCTATGTCGCTAACGTCAAATGTATAATACGTTTCATTAACTTCCTTTGTATGTCCAAGCAATGTTGCACGTACTGTCGATGGCACTCCGTCATGTTCTAGATTAGAGTTTAGTGTTTTTCTATATGTGTGAATTCCTCTGGCAGAGATGCCACACTGCCGACACTTATTCTTCAGACATGAACTAATTTTTCTGAATGTAAGCCGCCCTTCATAATCTGCAAATACCCATTCACATAGATATCCATATTCTTCCTCTATTCGCTTGACAGTATCCAACAACTCTCTGATTTGTGGAGTGATTGGGAATATTCTGTCTTTCTTATTTTTTGTCTTTGCGATGTAGTAAGAATTTGTCGGCGGGTCATATTTCTCAGATTTGTTAATCACGAAGTAATTATCAAACACGCAGTCCCATGACAATGCTGCTATTTCACCAACTCTCATACCAGTCAGTGCGGCAAATTCTACAGCATAACTTGGTATATAGTTAGGTTTCTTGAGATGATCTTTTTTAAATCGTTCAGCAAGAATGGCTAAATCATCTTTGCTAAATACTTTTGGTTTCTTAGACCTCTCAGATTCATAGCAGTATCCATACATATCCTTGGCTTTAAGATATCTTGTTGGTGACTTATCAATATAACCTCGTTCTTCTGCAAACGAAAACACATTATCTACATATTCGTATAATCGCTTCGTTGCGCTTTTACACAAATGAAGTTTATCAATCAGTTCTTTGATAAAAACCTTGACGCTTTCTTTTGTGAACGATGTTATATCTTGGTCGGCAGCTTCATTGTTATCAAAATATCGTTTCGCATCGGTTATGTACTTTGCCACGGATGTTGACTGCACGGTTTTGTCATGTAGTGAGCGCCATTCGTAATACACATCCTTGAATGAAAGTGTTATGACTGCATTCTCTAAATCAGAATAATACTTAACAACAGCATCTTCCATTTCTTGTTTGGTGTTCTTCTTGACAAACCTCCTTCCTTTATTCTCGTCAGGAAGATAAGTACACCATTTACCATCCTTGCCTTGCCACATTGAGTAATTGTGTTGCTTCAGGTATTTAACTCGTTTTGCCATATAAACTTGGTTTTGGATATGTGTCAAGTCAATTATACCATTTTCGATGGCGCTTTGCAATAAATTCAGATTATCCAATTAATTAACACCGCCTATGACATATTCATTTTTTTTATTGTACCTTGCTCTGTTACGTTTTGGCTTTACTGCTTCTACATCAAAATAAAGCGCACTTTCTCCACCACTCATTAAAAATTTATTGTCGTTTTTTTCAAATTCATCTACTATCCAAACATCTACTTTGTTAGGGTCATTATCTATATCCTCTTCTACATCTACGAGTTCATACATATGTTCTGAGTCATCTTTTTGATACCATATCTTAATACCAATAGTGCTTGTCTCTGTTTCATTTTTATAGTAGTCAGAGTTCTCAATGATTATATTGCCATTTTCAGTTTTAAGTGCAACAATATTATTATCAATTAAAATAAAATTGCTATTCATATATTTCTCCTTTAATATTTTATCAGCGGATCTTACGACCCGCCGACATATTATTCATCAAACAACTCATCAAACATATCATCCCACTCGATGTCTGGATCTCCAAAGTAAAACCCAGGCTCATATTCTTCGTCACTGCACCAACCGCAATCGAAGCATTCGTAATACCAGTATGTTCCGCAGATAGTATTTTTTTCAATTTGGTGGATATCTTCGCTGCCACACCAAGGGCATTTGTCAAATTCATTGCACATAGTGATATTCCTCGGCAGTAATATTGATTGGAGTATCTTGCTCAACTGGTGTCAATTCAACGCCATCATATAATAAGTCTTTGTTTTTAAGATAGTAGAACAATGCTGCTTGTTCGGCGGTCAACATCAGCGTTGCTGTCAAATCGTTATCATCTCGCAATACATATAATTTTTTCTCATTCATAATTAATAATCTCCTTCGTATTTACAAACATAACCAGTATCAATCCATTCAATTGACTTCAACTGCTCAATATGAATAGCGATTTCCTGCCGTGTTTTCACATCAAATCCATGTGGGATGTTGTGATATAACTTTGCTCTTTTTTCATTAGGCAAACTATTGATAAACTCAATGTGTCGTAGCAATCGCTCCATTATATATTGATTGCAACTGTCAACTGTTATATCCATAGCATCGAGCGCAAGTTCGGCAACATCAGAATCAATTTCGACTCCAATACTATTACGATTAGAAATCATGGCGGCAATTCCAGTAGTTCCCATGCCAAAGAAAGGGTCTAATATTGTGTCGCCCTCAACTGAGTACATGTTGATAAGTCGGTAAGGTATTTCCAACGGATATGATGCATTTCTGCTTCTTGTGGGTTTGGAAGCTGCTATTGTCTGACCAATTCCTTTAATATCCCACAAATCTGAGAACCATACGTTGCGCTCTTCCCAAAAATATGCACTCTTTTGCCGCAATTCTTTTTCTCGTCCGCTAAATGTTCGTTTACCACCCTTGCGGAATATCAGAATATATTCATGTTCATAGGTAACATAAGCACCAGCTGGGTACATTCCTGACCCCATGAATTTATTCGGTGAATTTGTTTGTTTGCGCCAGTGAATATCTGGTAACACGCTATATCCCATAGCAGAGAAATATTCTATTACTTTTGCGTGATTAGGATATAACTGAAAGTTACTATCAATTGTTCTTGTAGCATCACCAATGTTAATACAAACAAATCCACCAGATTTTAACACTCTATCACACTCTTCCCATACGCTATTTAATATATTATGCATATGGATAAACGCTTCGTAGCCGTTGCCAGAATACAATAATTCTTTTGTTGTTGTATCCCATATTGCATCCCACATTTCTATCATCGGATATGGTGGCGAAGTTACAATTAAGTCAACAGATTCATCGGTGATATTCGACAAAAAATTACTATTGCCAATAATTACTTTATGTGTAGTCATTATTTTACTCCAGTAGAACCAAAACCACCGGCGCCTCGACTCGTTGTATTAAGCTTCTTCACTTCATTAAACTCAACCTCAAGGTACGGAATGATAACAAGCTGTGCAATTCTTTCGTTCGGCGTAATAAATCTGGACGTATCAGAATCGTTGTGAAGTGCAACTATAATTTCGCCACGATAATCTTGATCCACACATCCTACACAGTTCGCCGGTCTCAGTCCTTCCCTCGCCGCTAAACCAGATCGAGCGAATATTGCACCAAAATAGCCATCCGGAATAGCCATGGCCAATGCTGTGCCAATCTTTTTTGTTTCGCCAGGTTTAATCTCAATAAAATCTGCATCAACAATATTTGCGTACAAATCATATCCGGCAGATTCTTTGCTGCCACGAATAGGAACTTTTGCGGTGTCATCAAGTTTTCTAAAATTAATTGTTACCATGGTGCTTTTTCTCCTTATGATGAAATTTTGCATGATGTTCTCTAACATGTTTTAATATTTTTTTACGAACCAATTTTTCCATCTCGTTGTGATAATTCGTCACTACTTTCTCGTACACAAGATTGTCGTGGCGAGCATCTGGATCATAAAACGGTATGTATATATCACCGCCATTACAGGTAACAGATACTATTGTATTACTCATGTTTTCAACCCAGATTTTGAGTTCAACGTATGGTTGGCTAGTATCATCATATCTGTATAATATTTTATTATATTTGAGGTTGTTTCCTACCAGAGTGAAACCAGCTTTGGTGGCAACTCCAATAGGAACATCTGGATTAAATTCATAATTCTTCGGTTCTATCACGGATAATCTCCTTATCCTCACAAGGGACGTTCTGACCCCACCAATATTGGCGATCTCTCGCATCACAGTAGACTCTAATACGCCCCTTGGTTTCTTCTTCTATAGTTGCATAAATACAACCGTTACATTCAGGGCCGGCAATTATTGTTGGCATAATTAATCATTCCATTCTTCATCTTCGGCGTTTGGAATATCATCGCTATCTTCCCAACAGCCATATTCTTCGTCGTAAGTTACAATTACATCATCCACGGTTTCATCCACCATTGGTGTAGCATAGTATACCTCACAATCTGTCAGCATTGAGTCAAATTCTTCATAGGTTAAAATCTGGTTGGAATAAGCATCACGTAAAGGGTACTTATACCAAGCTAACCTATATCCAGTTGGATGATAGACGAAATTTGGTTGATTATACTCTTCTTCGTCATTGCCCCAATAGTATGGATAAAGACAAAACATTTTTGTTGTAACCCCTCCGCGAGAATTCACACGGGGGTTATCCTGGTCGTCTGCAATGCCATAATAATCACAACCGATGTTATCTAAAAATTTACAAAATCTATCTTGCCATTGATCACGAGGGACTTCGTATGTCCCCCGCGAATGACCAAAAATAAGATTACCGAGTTCCATTAATTACTCCTTACTTGTCTCGTATGACATAAATATCACCAATTACATTTTCGAGTATATAACTGTTTAGAATTTCAGTCTTATTGTCTTTGTCTGTAATTTCAATATAATATCTGTATTTATCTGGTTTGAAGTATGGGATTTTTGCAAACGCAATGAACGATGCAATAACGAAAATTATCGCAAGTATTGTACTAATAATCCTGTTTCTGGTTGATTGATCATCTAAGAATGCAGCCAAACACCAACAACCAAATATTATTGCAGCACAAATTGTAATTGCGCAAATCCAACCTTTAATACTGTTTTGAATCGGCAATGTTGCAAGTATTCTCATAATTTTTCCTCAACTACAATGTGAAAAACCGCAATCTTTGCATACTGAGCACCCACCTTCAAATACTAATTCGCCACCACATTCCGGACAAATAGCTTTTGATTTCTGTTTAGGAACTTTTACCATTTCATTATTAACTGCCACTTCAACAAGTTTATCGGATGTTGGTTCATATTCACCATCGTCGTCAAACAGCTCATACTGCATTTCTTTGTACATATCAAGCAATGCATTAGCAATTGCAACTGGGCAACTATTACCCTTAGATGTATCATGTCTGGTTGCTGCTCTTACAGCATATGACGGACAAGCTGGCACACTATGAAGCTGATCGGCAATGCTATATACATCAATTCCGCCTCTTGCAGACAATGAAATCATCCTAGATATAGCAGTCAGATTACATAGACATCCACCACTTGAACCTTTATTCAAAAAACATTCCAATAAATCGCCAGTATCTGGATCAAAGAACGCAGAGCAATGAAGTGTACCACAACCAGTTACCAAATGTCGTTCCTTACCAATTGTATCATTGTCAACACGAATAATCATTCCACGACCAGGCTTAGTTGGAATACTCTTTTTTTCATCTGTTGAATTATTGTCGAGCGTTAGTATGCCAGTCCTTTTACAGTTATCTCGGAAAATTGTTACGCCTTTAAGTCCACATTCCCATGCGGTCATATATAATCTTTCAACTTCTTCCACAGAGAAATTATTTGGAACATTTACAGTAGAACTAATACTTGCATCTATATGCTGTTGCCAAATACCTTGCATTAATATGCGCTTCTCATAAAATATATTTTGTGCCGTAACAAAGAAATCTGGAAGATCAGAGTCATCCGTGAGACTATGCTCGTCCATGTATTTCTTTACGATTGGAGTATATACTTTATAGTATTCATCATGACCGTGTAGAGACTCTGTTTTGCGTGTATAATAGTTTGCAAAAATCGGCTCAATTCCACCAGATATTCCAAGCATTGTTGACAGCGTACCAGTTGGAGCAATGGTTAGTAGCTGAGAATTAGCCAATCCATGAGATATATCAACATTTTCCGCATGTTTTTTGTAAAATTCAGATTTCGTAACAGCGTCATGGTGATACTTCGGATAATGACCAATTACACTGGCAAGATATGCTGACGTTTGTATTGCCTGAGATGCCATTGTGTATCCTATCATATTACAAAGATCAATTGATTCATCGTCTCCATACTTAATACCCATTTTGATTAGCATATCAGCTAACCCCATGATGCCTAACCCAATCTGTCTCCAATCACGAACCGATTCTCGCTGTTCTTGCAATGGATGAAGCGGAAGCCCTTCGTCTAACACATCATTAAGTGCAATTGTCGCAATATCTACGGTTTTTGCGAAATCATCAAAATTAAATTGTTTATCCTTAGTTACAAATTCAGCAAGATTAATTGAACCGAGAAGACAACTACCACCAGCTGGCAACGGTTCCTCCGCACACGGATTGGTTCCAGCATAATGGAACTCGTCATCGCAGCTTAACAAATTCCAATTCTCAATTCTGTCCCAAAACAGCATTCCAGGCTCCGCCCAATCCCAATTTGATTCGCAAATCTTATGGAATAATTCGTATGCATCAACTTCTTTAGTAATTGTCTCGCCAGTTTCTTGTCTGGTAAAACTTAATGTGAACGGCTCTCGATTTTTTACAGCATTCATAAATTTGTCAGTGATACGAATGCTGATATTTGCTTTCGTTACCCTATCAGTATTTTGTTTAACACCAATGAATTCTTCAAGGTCAGGATGCTCACAAGAAATTGACAACATCAATGCGCCACGACGACCGTTCTGACCTATTAAGCCAGTAACAAGCGAATACAAATCCATGAAACTAACAGATCCAGATGTCTGTTTTGCAGTATTGTTGACCGTCGCTCCTCTTGGGGCAAGATTACTTAAATCAACACCGCAACCACCACCATATGAATACGTTCTGGCAAGTTTCTTAGCACAATCGAATATTGATTCAATGCTATCCTCTGGCGGTTCAATAACATAACAGTTGGAGTATGTTACTTTTACTCCTAACTTAGGCAACCCACGGTTGGCTAAAATACGACCGCCAAACAAAAACTTTTTTTCAATAATCTGACGTTTGAGTTCTTCATTTTTTGCCGAAACTCTATTTAACCATTCATCAAAGCTTTCATTGTCATAGCGGTATTTTTTATTCCAAATATCGATTCCAAGCTGATTATCTTTACCAAGCCATTCTTGTACTGTCATTCATCACACCTCACATTTTCAAACGTCCAAATGTCCTACATAAATCGTCTTCAATCGCCTGCGCCTTATCCTCATGATGGAAACAAAAGCTCTGCGCAATAATCGCCGCTTCTTGTAAATCACGAGAAATACGATCATACAGTTTTGCAAGCTTACGATGATTCTTCAGTTCCAGTTTGGCAGCACAAACCTCAATGCCACGCTTTTCATCCCAAGTGTCGTTCTCGTCGCAATAAGCATTGGCGTGAATAATATTTGTCTCGTTCAGAGTGTGTCTCCTAAAAACCTCATCATGCAGAACGGCGTGTCTAAGAATTGACTTGTAAATCGGTTTAATCCCAATTCTCAAATCATTAGCGTAACTTTTTTCCAACATCTCGCCCTGGACAAGTTTTGCTTCAGGGATTACTTTAAATTCCTTACCTTTGATTTTAATTCGTTTCATGACATATCTCCTTAATATATGATTTAATTATTCTACTAATTTATTCAACATACGCACCAAGTTCTTTAACTTGACTAATAAAATCTGCCAACTCTTCTGCATCTGATGTAACTGGCATTATCTCAACGACTCGCCCAGTCAGCCCCATTACACCCATGACCGAACATCCATCGACACATAACTTGCCGCAACTAACATTTACATCAAATCCGCAACTATCGCAAATTTTACACAAGTCATTAACTTGTTCTAAATCTAAATCTAATTTCAACATAATTAATTATCCTTTACCCAACTCAGATAACTTTGCCAGTAGCCCAACATCGGCGTTGCATCAACGCACATTTGCATACGATGTTTTGCACATTGATAATCTTCCCAAACTCCATCGTCGATTTTTAGCCAACCATCCTCAACTCCGACAATTGTCAGATGATCTTCTACTGGATCTGCATCAATAAATATATTATACTTGCTGTCAAATTCCACGCTGTCGCAATCTAACTACTTCACTGTAGTAACTCCTTTGGTTTGTTCTTGTCGCCGGATAACAAGTTAATAGTTTGTTTTATCGTCATTGTATATACCTCACAACACATATCGCAAGTCTACTTCGTCATTCATTACTTTGATTAAATCTTGTCGTTTACTAATTAATTTATCCTTGAGAGAATCGATTTCTTCATTAAGGCGGCGAACCACACGCTCTTTGTCTGGCATAGCATTCTTCTTTATCATATAGTGTGGCGATGTTCTGCCGCCAGAATCGAGAGATATAATCCATTTATCCTCAGATTTGTAATCGCCCCAGTGAAAGCCGCGAAATTTCTCAACGTCATTCAAGTCAAATACAAATTCAAACTTATCAATATTATCATCTGTTATTTCTATGATAAATTCATTAAAATAGGTATCACACATGTAGTATGTGTCACCGACAATTCGTACTTTGAATGTCCAATTGTTACTCCAGTATGGATTGTCACGCTTATATATTGGTAGCAATTCCAACATCGGTTCGCAGCGATAAATACCACTCATACAAAGTTTGTTGGCATTAGATTGTGATAATACTGGCATTATTTCTCCTTATGTTTATTATTTTAAACAATAGATTGGTTATTGTTTATAATAGTTGACATTATACATTGTTGAGCAACTTTGTATGCGGCAATTAACTCTGTATCGGTTTGAACTAAATCACAGGCGGCGCAATTGTGATCACATATGTTGTTGCGTTCTACACATCGTTGCTCAATTTGCATTAACTCCAGTGCTCGTTCTAATGTCATAGACCGAGTTCCCTCTTTGCTTCGTCTGTAAGCTGATATTTAACATTCTCACCTTCCCAATCCCATCCTTGAATGCGAGCTTCGGCAACTGCAGCGACGTTGAGAACCATACTCCCTTTATTAATAGAACAATCATCATTCATTACAGTGGCAATAACTTCGAGTTTAATGGTGTTCTCTGGAATGTAAATGATTGCTGGGACTGTGGTTACTTCGAGATATTCTGGTTCTGGCGGATTTTGTGTTGAAACTGTGGGTGGTTCATTGTTAATTTTCATAATTAGTTCTCCTTAATATGATATTTATTATTACACAAGGGCGGAGCGATTCGAACGCTCATCAGCGGCATCAAACGCGCTTACAGATTTAGAGTCTGCTGTTTTCGACCATTAAACTACGCCCCTAAATTAATCACGCCTTTCTCATTCTTCCGCAAAAGCGAGCTTTCATCTCCCAGTCCGCAAACCTCGACGAGCATTGACCTACCCGCCGTCACCACGGCAGCAGATCATATATTTGTGCCACATTTTAACCTCCTTATAGTGGGTTATATTGTTGCTATGTTTTATTCAACCCATTCCGACTCATACCAAACCATCAGAAACTGATCACCAGAAAACTCGTCGGTAAAAATATCATACCCATCCATTTCATCATCAAGATAATAGCTATCTCCATCATCACTGATTAATTCACCAGTTGGATAATCATAATGACAAATGCCGACTAAAACATCACGATCATATGGCGTATGAGTTCTGTAATTTATTTCAAGCCTTTTTCGTTCTGGGTTGCTTACCTTTTTTATAATCTCTCTAAGCTTCATCTTCGTCTTCGTCCCAACTATCAACACTTAATATTTCTACATCAACAGCACCAGTCATATCTTTGAGAGTTTGCTTAATTTTTTTCTCGCTAGTAGTAGCAAGCATATCGCCAACTCGACCTTCCCAAGTTAAATCAGTTCTTACCGTCGTTATTGCCATCGAATTCTACCAACCTTCTCCAACCAAAACACCATGTCCACGCACGGAGTCCGTTATATCCTGCATCTACCATATCTTCGAATAACCGCTTGCGACTTGCATCAAACATTGGAATATGTAGTCCGTCGTATGTTGCTCTCTCGCCAGCGTACTTTACTCGCTTTACCAACTCAGTTTCATAATTTTCTTCACCATTATTCCATACGCAAATTTTTTTGATTGCTTCTTTATCGTCAAACGGCTCGTGATTTCTTTTACAACGTCTATAATATTTTTTTAATTGATTTAATCGCCATTTGAGCCGATCTTCTTCTTCAATGTCGATGTATGAACGCTCCGATAGATGAGCGTCAATGCCGTCTTCTTTGGACGATGACATACTAGTTATCAAATAAGGATAATACGGCATCAAATCCTTTTGCGAGTCAATACGCAACGGAATTAAACCATTGTTCGCAGCGTATATACGAACATTACTAAAATCAGTGACCTTGTGAATCATTACGAGCGTATCGTAACAATCGCACTTGCCAGTCAGATAACTAATGTTAATCACCTCATCTCTTTAATAATTGATTATCTGCAATAATAATCAATGACGTAATCAATCGCTTGCAACATAGACGGAAATACCACTTGACTATCAACCTTCAACCATGGATATACTTCCTCATCTGTCGAAAATGAAACCACCGGAATTTTATTATCTACTGCAAACTGTAGTTCTTGTGCTGTTCCTGGACTTGTTCTAGTTCTATCCAAATTACAAAGCACCAATCGCGAATGTAGTATTTGATCCATATAGTATTGCTTGACTTGTGTATCAGATTGATGCTTGACTTCTGAATAGCTAAAGAAATCAAGTGGATTGATAATTTTTACGGTACAATCTAAATCCTCTGTCACAGTCTTAAACATCTGCGTTGCTTTTGCTCTCCAACTAGCCCCTTCATCTTCTTCGAAGTAAGATGGCCCAGCAAGATAAATTCTAATTACTTCACTCATTACTATTCTCCAATTCTATTACAGTCATCAAACAATAATTCGCCATGTCAATTAACGTGTCAGTAATCGCTTCGTCGCCGCTATCAACTTCAGGATGCTTTGATAAATTAACAAAACGATTATACTTATCACTGATACGAACAGCGCAAGCAGCAAGACCCCAATCGCTAAAACTGCGTCCAAAAGAATCACCATAAGCCGCATTCTTCTGGATATATGTTGAATGTATTTGCTCACATAATTCTTCATGTCGTTTGATTTTGTCCATCGTTGTTTCTCCTGTCGTAAAAATATTTATTGTAAGCATCGTAGCGTTCATGGATATCCATTAAGTTATAACCATGATGCGTTGCCCACTGCTGAAATTGTTTCCAATATCCGCATGTGGAGAATTCTGGACATCCACAACGATATACGCAATTCGGTACCATCACATTCGACAGTTCTTTCTGGTCGCAATCATCACGGATTGCAACCTTAAGTTCTTCCATATGGTGGCGAGTTTCCGGCGACGCCTGATAACATAATCTCCATCTAGCAACATTAATCAACGCTTGTGCATTAGCATTGACATCCATGCTAACAAGTGTATCTTGCGGAGATTCATCACGATTTACGCCGGTTCTATCACTACGTTGTGTTGATATCCACTTATCCCAACCAAGCCAGTGTCGTGCAAACATTTATACCGCTCATTACTGAGTACTTTAACTCTGTTTTCAACAGACGGATTAGACTATCTCATCATCCACACATAAGTGTTAGGATGCGGTGCGCTTCCAGCGGTACGTCTCCGCTGTACTTCCTTTCGGAATAGTCGTTACAAAAAGAAATTATTCTGTTTTATATGTTTCATTGTTAACAATGTGATATATCGTTTTAATACTCGAACGTGATTTAAACTTTTCATAGATTTGAGGTACTTTCATCCCGTCTTTATACATCTGCCTAATAGTGTCAACCTCATCTTGTGAAAATTTGGCATTATTATTTCTACATCCATTTTGACGTCCTTTTGGTTTTGTGTGCTTTTTTCTATTATTTGGAAGATCGCTCTGTATGTGCTTAAATGTATTATTGTTCCAAACATCCATAAATGTATTGAAGTTTTCTATCCCTGAAATTTCAAATACTTCAGCGCACGATAACCGCCCTTTGTTGTATTCATCTCTTATCAATATTACTTGTTCATCTGTAACAACTTTAATTGATTCATGAGATTGAACTTTATCATAATTGTTTCTATGAAAATTTTTATTTTCGTCTGTATAAACGTCTAAATGGATATTTTTCCATGTTTTGCCATGCCAGATATCATTGAATGTATTTATGCTAATTTTGTCAGCGTATTTTTTATAAACATTCTGTTTGTCATCATGTTTATTATACGACTCCCTAATATCCCAAATCTCTTCAGATGTCATTTTTGAATTTGGATTATCTTCATTTAATAAATAAGAATTAAGATTCCCGCCGGTTGATATATTGTACCCAGCATCACGATTTGTAGAATTATATTTCTAAATATAATATATTTCACGTTCATTTAATTTTTCTTTATCACATTCTTCAAGGATATCAAAAGAAAATGCATCAACACCGTATTTATACATCGCTTTATACAAATAAGAATCTTTTCTTTCCGACTCTTGTTTATATTTACGCTTATGTTCTCCCCATCTTCTTTTTATATCAATTGATTGTCCAATATATACTTTATTGTTAACAAGATTTCTTATAATATATATTCCAGCCATAATTTTCCTTCTCGGTATTGCCCTAAGTATAGGGGTTTCACCGATAGCATATTTTTAATACACCCCAATTTGTAAGATTGGTTCACACCGTTTTCATTTACACATTACTGTGTAAAGGCACTTCAATTAATGCGTCGCGACCCAGCTTTTAATGTTTGGCCATTTCCACCGAATTGTAATTAATCTAATCGGCGAATGTTCAGAGATTAACAAATTATGTATAAACTGTTTGGACGGAACATTGTCTGTCGGATCTTTATTAACTGTATTTCTGCACTCATTTTTCGCCGCCGTCCAATCGGCATTAACATTGAGAATTTTAATCATTGTTCTTCAGCGTCTCAACTTTCTCCATAATCATTGGTATTGCTTCGTCCATGATGTCTTTCCAATCACCGTCATACTCATAAGTAATATCTTCTTTGTCTTCAGCAGTATCAATGCGCCACGCATATCCATGAAGAAGTTCCCAATCTTTTTCGTAGCAATGAAAACTATTCGCTCGATGTGTGTAAGTGCCAACTTTAACACCAAGTTCATCGGCGATTCGTTTCTGCAACATAATCAATGCAAACGCATTCATAAATGTTGCTTTGGCGGCATCATTTGACCTAAATAACACATCGCAATCAAGTTCACCATTGCGAATGAAATATTGGATATGCTGTAAACAAGCTGGATCATCAGAACCAATATCATCAATACTACGAATAAACATAACCGCCCTTCTACTCGACGGATTGCGACGAAGTTCATTTATCACAAAACTAATCTGATTAATTAGATAACCTTCACGCCCAGGATATTCCGTCATACGCTGATGGTATGTGTATGTCCAGTTGCCACGATCAACTTCGAAATCCAGAATACCATCCAACATTTCCATGACGTATTGCTGAAGTTCTTCTGGCCCGCCAATAAAGCATTTTGATATCATCGGTTCTCGTAGCGGATATTGGATTACCATTGTCGCAGATAATTCTTTCTGTCGTGTGTTCCAGTCGGCACAGTCAGTAACGTCGCCGCAATAATATAATGTCGTTAGCGCTTTGTGATATGCTTGAGGCAGTGTATCTTCACAAAATAAATATTCTTTCATTGGCAATTTTCCTTTAATAAATTATTTATCTTCTTCGGTCGTCTTTGAACCACCGAGGAATTAGCCATTCGTAACCAAGCCAGATAACCATAACCACATCGCGACAGACATACCATCGCGGTTTCAATTTATACAATATATTTTTAACCCTATTCATAACCAACTCCTCGGTTCGTATTATACCAAAAATTGTTATTATTGTCTATGTGTTGCTTAATATTTAATTAATAAGTTTGAGAAAATCAGCTTCAGAAATTATCTCGACACCAAGTTCCTTCGCTCGTTTATTCTTGCCACTGGTTGATGCGACATCGTTATTAATCAAATAATCAGTGTTTTTGCTAACTGAACTCGCCACATGACCGCCATTATCCTCAATTGCTTTGACCAGTTCATTACGGTTGCTATAATTCTGAAGTTTACCAGTAATAACAAATGATTTCCCAGAAAGCGCTCCATTATTGGTCGGCTTATTCATAATATTATCACTCTGGAAACTCAGAATACTACGCAAGAAATTGAATTCTGAGCGGTTTTTCTTCATCCAAGTGTAAATGTTTTTATTCAATATTGGCCCAATACCAGGGATTGACGAGAAATCAAATCCGCTGTCGATTGCATTTACAAACTCGTTAATGTTGTGGAAACGAGCAAAGATTAATTTGGTTTGTCCAGCGCCGATGTTCGGTATGCTCAGTGCCGTAATAAATTTACGAGGATCAACATCATGTGTGCTTGCTTCGATTGATTTCAGCAATTTATCAACAGATTTTTTGCCAAACCCAGACAAGTGCAACATTCCGGACTGATATGCATTGAGCAAATAAATATCGCCGAGACTATGAAGCCAACCCATGCTAATAAATGTCTGAAGCGTTGCTTCGGATAATCCATCAATATCCATGCCCTTTTTGCTGACAAAATGTGTGAGCTTGCCCAACAGTTTACCCTCGCAATCCTCATTCACACACATCAGCACTTCGGTGTTGTTATCTTTGACAATTTTTGTCGGTTCTCCGCAAATTGGACAAACAGAAGGAACTGCAATTGCACCATTACCATCCTGATCAACGTGATCAATCTGGGGAATGATTTGATTCGCTTTGTATATGTAGCAAGTGCAACCATTAGTTAATCCAAGTTCATTCATAATACTCAAATTATGAAGACTTGCTCTTTCAACTTCGCTACCATCAATCATTACTGATGGAGAGAATACTGCTACCGGTGTAATTTGCCCAGTTTTACCAACTTGCCAGATAACTTCCTTAAGCTTTGTTGCATAAGTTTCATCTTGATATTTATATGCTACTGCTCCAAGCGGATGATGTTCTGTCATTCCTAACGATTTTCCGTATTGGATATCATCATACTTGATTACAACACCATCAATTGGAAAACCTTCTTTGTTGGCATTGTTCTTGATTAATGTCAAGATTCTCGTGATCTCTTCCATTGTTTCAGCGCCATTCAACATATACTTATAAACAGTTTCAAATCCAAGGAAATTGGCTTCAATAAGATTAGCACATAAACTATTGTTACTACCACCCTCAATTACATCCCAACCATAGAACTTCAAATGTCGTTTCGCAGATTCAGCGCCGTCCAACAAATTAAGAGATCCGGCTGCAAGATTGCGAGGGTTCTTATACTCACCATTGGTGTTGATGCTATCAAAATCGCCTTGCAGTATTACGCATTCACCATCAATAACATATTTGCCAATGCGATTGATAACCTTCGGTAGATTACTGATGGAATTTGCGTGATGCATAATATCATTGCCAACATTACCATCGCCTCTAGTTTCGAGACGCACAAGAATACCATCCTGATAAGTAGCGGAAATTGTCAATCCATCAGCTTTATACATTGCCAAGCACTGTCTGTCTTTAATGAACTTCTTGACTTCAAATTCGGAATGAATTTTGTCAAGCGACAGCATTGGATGCTGATGTGTGATCTTAGCAATACTGTCAACTGGTGATGCACCAACGGTTTCGACGTATCCAAGATGTTTGGCTTGCTCAACAAGCCGGTCATATTCTTCGTCTGTAAGTTGCGACGTGCCATAGTTGTAGTAATCCTCTTTGGCTTTTTGAATTTTGCCAACTAAATCATCGTATTTCATATTTATTCTCCACATCAAATTTATAACGATCCATTATGTTGCTATGGAGCAATCCTGCCGGATCTTTGTCTACGGTGTACCCGCAGTCACAAATGTAACTGCGAATACCGTGGTTTGTGGTGCCATCAAAGAATAATTTCATCTTGAGAACTTTGCCACACTTGGGACAATACATAATGATTTCTCCTTTAATATATTATGAATATTAATTATTTAGCACTATTTCTTCTTAGATAATCATGTTCAATAGACACCTTGGGATTTCTCCGATAATTATAGATTTTCTCAATCTGAAGAAGAGCGTCTCTAATCGACTTAATCTTTGTCATTTTCCCATAATTTTTGCGCAGTCTTTTCAGCAGAAATTCGTTATCAATTTCTGGATGATTAAAACAAAATGCAAGAGCAATCTTGAAGTAATCTCCGCGACCGCCAACTTCACTTACGATGTTTTTGAACTTCAATTCATATGTAAGAACAGAGGTTGCTCTCTTAACATCATCGGCAGAACATTTAAGTTTACCACTTCTAATAATTTCGGCATCGGCAGCTGTGATTGATCCAGAGCCAGTAACTGCGTGATAAACATTGGTAAACCCGACGTCCTCAAATCTGCGATACAACTCCATGAAATTGCGATAGTCGTTTGAAGTTTTTGCCAAACGTGCAATATGGTTCATGTTTGAATCTGCAAACTGAATAGTGTTAGTTTTGGAAGCAAAACCACTCTTGTCAACAGTGGTCACATTGGTATTTTTCTTGGATTTATTACTGTTTATTCTTTCCTTGTATATCTTGGACTTGGCATTTATTTCACTTACAGCTTGATTAAAATCTCCAAAACCGTGAACACACATATAGTAATTGCTCCACTTATCTTTATCCACAAGCATATATCCTTCTTTGTGCATCCACGGAACAACATCTTCATTTTCATTCATATATCTATGAGTAAAATGATCATTTCCTTTGCTAAACACTTTTGATTTATCATTGCTATATAAATCGTCCGTTATCGTCATAAAGTGACCGATGACTTTGTCTTCTACGGTTTCGATATACGAAAGAATAACTTGCGGTCTTTTATGCTCCGCACTTCTATCCTTTACTTTAACACCATATATCATTTCATCACTCATCATCTCTTCTAAGTAGTTCATTTTTTCGATCTCCTCTTCTGTGTATTTAAACCCTTCCGATCTTGGCGCACCGCCATAAACCTAATTGTAATATTTTCTATTACGAACAACGTCAAGTTTTTGAGTTATCTTTTGTTCTTGCTTATATAGTTCTGCTTCAGTTTTACACACTTTAAGTATTTTTTTCTTAAAATTCTATCTGCCATATAACTTAAGCGCTTTCAAAAATGCCGTTCCACTGCCTAAGTAGTCATCTTCTTCTATTGCGCAATGGCAAGTTCTTCTACCAACATATTCCATATTGTTAATAAGATTTGTAGTACAATAAATGTAACGATTAGTTATTTCTTTCATTATTACTCCTTAATATATTATTTATTTGAGATTCCCCACAATAAATCATCAAACAAATAATATGTCTTATGTCGATTTCTCAACCAAAACCACCACAATTCAAGCTTCTGCCACCAATACAACTTTATCCCATAATACTTCTTCACAAACTCAACGATCTCGTCAGTAGTCCAATGATGTTTCTCAATAGCCATAGGCACCTCCAACAATTACCCCACTATAATACACTATCAAGTCGATTTTGTCAATAGTTTTGTTTAATATATGATTAATGTTTTTTTCGGGCGAACAATTAAGTCCGCCCATATATAAAATACTCCCACAAGTTACATTACTTTGTCTCAGATGTATCCACCATCTGAAGATTAATAACACCCTCAAGACCACTGCCACGAAGTAATTTGTCAACCAGATCAGCAACGCTCTCATTCTCACTAGCCAGTGCATACGGACTAAGTGACTGAGCAATCTCCTTAATCATGTCGGCTTTAGAACTCGTTGTAATTGCCGCTACAAGTTCTGGACTGATGGAGTCAACAACCTTCTTCACAGCATCAGTATATGCCTTTTGCTTATCAACCTCAAGCTTATCATGTTCTTTCTGCCAAGCAAGCGTCTGATCAGAGTCTTTCTTATCACGAGCAAGTTCAGCAACTTGGATTGCATCAAGAATTGGCTGCAGATTCTTCTCTGCTTCCTTGATTGCTTTTTGGTTATCTTCCTTGGCTCTTGAAATCTGTGCATCACGAGCAATCTGTTCCATGGTCGTTTTATTTTTAACGTCAATTTCATTCATTGCTCGTTCATATTCAAGCTGCAATCGCTCTGCACGAAGTTTTTCAAGTTCCTTGGTTACTGCCATTTCTTTAGTAGCAGCACTAAGTTCGAGCGACTTGGCAACAATATTAGCCTGGTGTCTGTCTAACATTTCGCGGACATTATTGTTGGCAATTTTAATATTCAACACTTCAACGCTATCCACATACATACCGTTGCTAAAGTACTTACCAACAGCAGTAATATCGTCAGAATTCTTCTTACTACCACCGCTCTGAACAATAGGAGTAACAGCATTCTTTACAATATTCGCACCGTCGGAATAAAATTCCTCAAGACAATATTCTTTAACCGCTTTTTTAATATTTGATCGTTCATGGTCAATTAAATAATCTGCATAATCCTTAATACTAAACCATTTATCCTGATGTGTAGTCGTAAAATTGACGCAATATGTCACAGCAATATCAACATCAACAAAATCTTTAGTCTGGGCGTGAATTACATCATCAATACGGTCATTGTCAACACGAAGGAAAACCGTATCACCATCAGCAGTGCGTACAACTTCAAGCGTTTCGTCATACTCCATCAGATAAGTCTGCGGTCCAACTATTGTTTTGCGTTTACCGTCTTTACCAACGACATTAATTGCATATCCAGTCCATACTTCAATGGTTACAACGCCATCATATTTGTTGTCAATAGTAATCGTTCTCGGCTTACTATATGTATTACCACGATTAAATCCGTCGTTGACAGTAATTGATGAATCATCTTGACCAAGAAAACCATTATCTAAACTATTGGCACATAATGTAACTGAGGACGGCGAATAGCTTGTTGTTGTAATGGTTGATCCTAATTTAGCGAAAGCATCAGATAATTCGTTGATAGAATCGAGCGTCGTAGTCGGCATAATATCATTATGTTTGAGCACATCTTTATTGCCAGGATACCACAGCTTACATTCTTTTTCACTAAGTTTACGCTTAACAATTACTTCGGTGCGAGGATCTGGCAAATACATACGAGGCCCTTTAACCGTCTTTACATCGCCAGTTAATCTATGGAGAACATAGCGTCCTTCTCCAGACGGAATTGCAATGGCATGATGAAGAATTTTGCCATCGTAACTAATGATTGCTACTTCAGGTCGTGGATAAAAAATCTTTTGATCTTTACCAGTGATAAATAATTCTTCGCCCGGTTCATGAACTGTGCCATCCTCGTCTTCGTAGCGAGCGATTACTCTAAGATAAATACCACTAATATCACTAAGTTCTATTGCCCTAAATTTAGGCTTACCAGTTTTATCGTTAATAATAAACGTCTCATCTGCTTCTGGGAATGCAATTGCTGGGCCTTTTACATAACGCATTTCACCTTGCTCGTTTAATAATTGGGCGTATTCTAATCGGTCAAGTGTAACAGCATCACGAACATATTTACCATCGTTATCTGGAACAACTCTCAATCCAGTAGTGGGGATGAAGAACGGAGTTTTGTCGCCGCGAATAATAATACGCTCACCAATTTCATAGTCACTGTCATTAAGCTCTGATGTGTCGTATACTTCTACAAGCAAATATTGGCTCGATCTAAGCACATGTCCGGCAATAACCAACGCTTCCTGATACGGATATAGTGCAAATGACGCTGGGCCATGTATAACCACACTTTTACCAAATAACAGTTCCGGCTGATTATTAGTTGTGCCAGCTCTCGGATGAGATCCATCTTTTGCTGGATTTGTTAGTATAACATAATCGTTTTCTTTTACAGTCACAAACGGCCTAATTGCTTTCTCCTGAGTGGACGGCACAAGTCGTTTAGTTGTCTCATCAAACGAAACAATCTGGTCAGATGCGCTCATACTGAGCTTAAACGGCCCACACCCACATTGAGTTCCACCCTTGGTTAAATCCAATATATATGCGAACTCGTTTGGTTTTAGAATTAAATCATTTTCTCTAGTCATTTCTGCCATAAAAATATCTCCTTTAATAAATTATTATTTCCAAGTAATAAATAAATATACTACACAGTATGCTAATCCCAGTATGCTAACAACTCGCATAATTGCAAACACAATCTCATCCCACGCCGGTTTACCACCATGAGTTAATTCAAATAGTTCCATCGGATGTTTTCTGTAATACCAATCAGTAACACTCCAAAATATCCATGTAGTAACCAAAATTGCTCCAGTTATATATAATCCAATCATAATTCACACCTCATATACTCTGAAACTCAAATTCAGCATCATATTTGCCATTTAACTTCCTTTTCTTATCGAAATAATCTCCCCAAGATGTATAATCGTCAATGTCGCCAAGTTCTTTCCGCAACTTTCTCATACACTGTTCACAATATGCTGTGCCAACCGTACCCAATGACGTTGGACTAAATTCGTAAACAATCGAGCAACCATCGTATTTAACATTGCCGTTTGTTGGATGGTACAATCTTCTATGACGAGTCGCCCAATTATTGATGCGTTCTTGTTCATCTTCGCTAATTGGGAATCCGCGCTGATAATCTTTCAACATACGATCACGCTGTTCTTTCATTGATCGTAGCTGTTCGTCTTTCCACACGTTAGATTTAAGAGCATCATTTTCTTCTTCTACGGCTTGTGCATAATTAACTGCATTTTCGATAACACTTTTAATGTTATCAATAGCATTATATAAACCAACGACATCCTTAAGCTCGCCAGTACTTAGATTAACTAATTGTCCGCCGCCATTAAGAATTTTATCTGATTTTATGCTCATAATCACAAATACCCCATTTCTTTAAGCTGTTCAACGCTAAGTGACTTTGACATTGGTTTCCAAGCCACTACTTCATCATGCAAAACATCGTTATTAACAACCCAATTGTCACCTAATTTCCACCCGCATTCACTATATGTATAGGGGGTATCTCCGCAATCATCAACAACCATAATCTGTACATTTTCTATCGCTGGTGGTTCTTTATCTTTGCAGAAAATCCACTGCTCGGTTTGCTCGGTTTTTTCAACACCTTTTTTGAAACCATCAATATAGATTTTCTCCAACAATGATTTCAAATTGCTTAGATAGTCGTCGTTGTGAAAATAATTTTTAGCAACAATTTCAATTTTACCACTGTTTACCATTATCTTCTCTCCTTACTGGCATATAATGCTTGCATTCATAAGGACAATATGGCGAAAGTATACCACCGCAACCTTTAAGATACTCTCTGCATACTTCGCCGTGTATGCAAGATACTCTACCACCATCTGCATATCTGTATGAATTGGATCTGTATCCGGCCGAATCATCCTTCATGATTTGTCATTTATTTCAACTGTTGGCTGATCTATAACATCGGCAATACACGCGCTCAAAGTAATCATCATCCTCATTACGTCGTTATATACCGCATCTTTTCCTTGTTTTTTGGCATCTTCAAGCCACTTCTGGTACATATCACGGCGTTTGTATAACAGCGGTAACAAAGCATCAGCATCAATTAATCTCATCGTTATTCTCCTCTACTTTTGCGCTACTCATATAAAATTCTCCAGATGCGACATTGTATGGTTGTTCGACTACGAATGGTTTAAGTATAGTATTAATCATCTCATCATTATTCTCATTGTAATATTCTGGCAATGGCATCCATGCAACTACGCTATAGTCTTCTAAAAATCCGTATTCTCTATCGCAATAAAACCATCCTTTTTCACCTTTTCTATTACAGAAATCATATTCGTCTATTTGATATAAATCGTTTGCGAATGTCATTACATCATACACATACGGATTATATTTAGATTTAGTATCACAGGCTACCAAATATGCGCCATCTTTTTCAGGCAATCTCTCACCGCATGGTATCCACTGT